AATCGCAGCTAGAGGAGTAAAAATGATTATTCCTTCTGAGCTACAATTCACAGCTGAAAGATTGATGAAGTCTCAAGGTAGAACTGGAACAGCTGATAACGATATCAATGCAATTGTATCTATGGGTATGATTCCGCAAGGATACAGAGTTAATAACTATTTAACTGACTCTGATGCATTCTATATCTTAACAGACATTCCTAATGGAATGAAAATGTTCAACAGAGCACCATTGACAACTGCAATGGAAGGCGACTTTGATACTGGAAACGTTAGATATAAAGCTAGAGAAAGATACAGCTTCGGCGTATCAGACCCTAGAGGTATCTTCGGCGTTGAAGGTGCGTAATCAATAAATTTTGTGGCCGGACATAGTTCGGCCACATTTTCATAATAAACGGTGAGATTCATGAAAAAATTTTTAGTCAACATTTGGGCGTACGATCATCACGCCAAATTTGAAATAGAATCAGAAGATTCCCCAACTGACCTGGAACAATCTATCCTTGACAAACTTGGAGAAAACAGTATAGTTTGGGAAAACCTTGGAGTTAGTTATGACAACAAGGTAAATAGAATAACCTATGAGGAGGTTATAGATGATACAAGACCTATACAAAGCAAAAAGGTCCTTGGAGTTGAAGTGGGAACAGGAGCATCTGGATCATAACAGATACACTCTTGAGATGGTTAGAATTGACGATAAAGTCAAACAAATCATCACAGATATCAAGCTTGAAGAAGCTAGAATCGCTCACAATCAGAACAACGTTGAAAGTTCTGCTCCTGAAGTTTCAGTAGCTACTTAATAAAAAGCTACATCGTTGGAAAAATTCTACTCCACACTACAGGCTCTCTTGCACTCTACTCAAAACTAGTATATACTTTTTACACTATACATAAATTAATATTCTGCATAGACGCAGTATAGTCGACGGCCTAGAGACTATGTAGAATTTAACTAGGAGAATAATCATGGCTCAAACACTATTTAGAGGACCAGTTCTGCAAGGTAAATTTAACGAAGCAGGTTTAACTGGATTCAATCTAGAAAACAAATCATCTAACTACACAGTAGCTACAGCTGATTCTGGAAAGACTTTTACGTCATCAACTGATGGTGTGATATTTACTTTACCAGCAATAGCAATTGGTTACGTATTTACTTTTGTAAATACAGGTCAAGATGGAACTAATGCATTAACTATTAGTCCAAATGCTAATGATGGTATTTTGTATGCTGGATCTTTAACAGATAATAAAGATCTTATTAATACAAAAACTACATCAAAAGTTGGTGACTTTGTTACAATCGCATCTTTGAATTCAACAGCACATTGGACAGTTGTTGATGCTCAAGGTGTATTTGCTAAAGAAGCGTAATAAATAATTAGTGTGGGGCTTTGGCCCCACATAAAATTTTAAGGAGAAAAAATATGGCATCATCAGACCAACAGTTTTCCACAAGAACTTCTGACGGTAGATTTGGTAGAGCAACAAACGCAACAGGTTCATTTATTGGACCAGCTAGAATAACATATATTCAAGTTGAAGGTGTTGCAGATAGTAATATCAAACTATATGATGGAACAGATAATACAGGTGCTTTAGTATTCGAAGGTAATTGCGGAACTGAAGGATTAGATATTTATGTTCCAGGAAGCGGTATCAGATGTAGAACTGGAATATATTTAGATTTAACTAACACTACTTCAGTTACTATCGGCTACACTGGCTAGGAGTTTAAATGGCTAATACTACTTCGGGAACTACAACGTTCGATAAAACTTTTTCTATTGATGAAATAGTAGAAGAGGCTTTTGAACGAATAGGTATTCAACAAGTTTCAGGATATCAATTAAAAACTTCAAGAAGATCATTAAACATAATGCTTCAAGAATGGGGTAATAGAGGTATTCACTATTGGGAAATAGACGAACTTGATCTTGATTTAATACAAGGACAAGCTGAATATAAATTTTTTAGATCAGCTGCGGATGGCACAAGTGCTGTATCAAATCCAAATGGTATTTATGGAATGTCCGATGTCCTTGAAGCACAATTAAGATCCAATAGAACTCAAACAGATCAATCTGATAGTCCAATGACTAAAGTAGATAGATCAACTTACGCTGCATTTTCAAATAAATTATCAGAAGGCACACCAAATCAATATTGGGTGCAAAGATTTATTGATCATGTTAGTATTAATGTTTATCCTACTCCAGATTCAAGTAGTGCATCTAAAGATATGCACTTTTATTACATAAAAAGAATACAAGACATTGGTGCTTATACAAATGCAACTGATTTACCTTTTAGATTTGTACCATGTATGGTTTCAGGTTTATCTTATTATTTATCTATGAAGTATGCTCCACAACTAACTCAAAATTTAAAATTACTTTATGAAGATGAATTTCAAAGAGCATTACAAGAAGATGGTTCAGCTTCAAGTACATTTATTACACCTAAAGCTTATTACCCAGGAACTTAATGTCTAAATACGCAACAGGAAAACATTCAAAAGCAATTTCTGATAGATCAGGTATGGAATTTCCATACAGAGAAATGGTTAGAGAATGGAATGGTTCCTTTGTTCATTATACAGAGTATGAACCTAAGCAACCACAATTAGAACCAAAACCAATTGGTGGAGATGGTATAGCATTAATAGAAGTAAGACCTGATAGAACAGAACCTGCTACAACGGTACGAATAGTAGATAATGGTTTTGAAACATACGAAGCAGGATCTGGAATTATAAATGTATTTTCACCTGGTCATGGTTTAACAGATAATACTGTATATAGATTTAGAGGACCACCAACTACTTCTGCAGGAAGTGGTTTTGTTTATGCTGACCCTGAAAGTTTTGATGGTATATCAGGATCTAATATTGCAAAAGCAGCTGGATACACAATAAGAACTGGAAAATATAAAAATGGTGCGCGAGATGCATCAAGTGATTATTTAGCAACTAATTTTTTCTTTTTTACAGTTGACACAAATACTGCTACAAGTGGTAATATAAAAGGAGGAGGTTATGGCTGTTCAGTAGGACCCATAACTATATCACCATGATTAAAAAATTAATTAATTGGATTAAAAATATATTTATACCTGAAAAACAGGACCCTCATCTTGCACTTTATGAAGAAGTGAGAACAGATAAACAAGAAAAGATACGTAGGAAACATGGAGGATCAGAGTAATGGCTTATACTTTAGCAAATCTACAAGATGATATTAGAAACTATACAGAAGTAGATAGCAATGTTTTATCTAACACAATCTTAGAAAGTATTATTAAAAATGCAGAAAACAGAATATATAGAGAAGCTGATTCTGATGATAATAGATTTTATGCAACATCTAATTTACAATCTGGAAATAGATATGTAACTATTCCATCTGATTTAAGATTTATTCGATATGTGCAATTAACAGATTCTTCTGGTAATCAAACTTTTTTAGAAAAAAAAGATACCTCATATATGGCAACTTTTTATGACACACCAGGAACTCAATCTGGATTACCTAAATATTATGCTAATTGGGACGCTAATTACTGGGTAGTAGCACCTACTCCAAACAGCACAAATTTAATTACTTTAGCCTATACAAAACAACCAGATTCAATAACCGCTTCACCAGGGAGCACACAAGGTACTTATACATCTAATAAATATCAGGATTTACTTTTGTATGGATGTCTGGTAGAAGCATATGGATACTTGAAAGGTCCTGCAGATATGTTACAATACTACGAAGGATCTTTTAAACGAGCTTTACAATCGTACGCGATCGAACAACAAGGTCGTAGACGCCGAGACGAATATCAAGATGGAGTTATTCGAACACCTCTCAAATCACCATCACCCTAAATAATTAAGGAGACAAATAAATGGCAAACATAGTACCTGACTCTTTTAAAACAGACCTACTTGGTGGTGTGTTTGATTTTGATTCTGGCGGATCAACTTTCAAACTTGCACTTTATACATCGTTAGGT